GCGAGGACGGCAGGCACTGTCGCCAAGCGCTGTGGCAGGACCCTGGCGGCGCCGGCAAGAGCGAGGCGCAGCGCTTCCTGCGCGAGCTCGCCGGCTGGGACGTGCGCATCGTCGCTGCAGCCGAGGATAAGCTCACGTACGCCAAGCCCGTCAGCGCGCAGGCCGAGGGCGGCAACATGAAGCTTCTGCGCGGCGACTGGAACGAGAGCTACCTCAACGAGCTCGAGGCGTTCCCTGACGGCGCCAAGAAAGACCAGGTCGACGCGACGAGCCGCGCGTTCATCGACCTGACCACGAGCGTCACGCCGACGCCCTTCTACGTGCCCGGACTCTAGGAGACACCGCCATGCCATTCGCATCTACGAAAGACGCCCTCGAAGCCAAACGCGACGGCTACCTGCTCGAGCTCGAGTGGCATCAGTTCCTGCTCGACAGCTACACCGGCGCAGGCGGCTACCTCGGCCGCATCAAGCAAGACGCCGCGGGCTTCTGGGGCATCGTCACGCAGACGTACAGCAAGTTCGCGACGCTCAGCAAGAGCGTGGTCGAGTCGTCGCACAGCTACCTCGACCGCTTCAATGCCGAGGACGCCATCAAGTACCAGCGCCGCGTCGACGTCGCGCACTACCTGAACTACGTCGAGCCGACCACGGCGATCAAGGTCGGGTACATCGCCCGCAAGCCCCACAAGCGCAACAACGTGCCGCCCGAGCTGCTCGAGTGGATCGACCGCACCGGCTACGACAAGGACTTCAGGCGCCGCGTGCTCGTCACGGCAGTGCTCGGGTGGTTCCCGCTGCAGGTCGACATGCCGAGCGCGCCGCGCGAGGCGCTCACGGCCGAGCAGGCGGGCAAGCTCGACCCGTACGTCGTGCTCAACCTGCCCTGCCACCTGTTCGACTACGAGCTCGACGACGACGGCAGCTTCATCTGGGCGAAGCTCGGCGTGACGTTCACGCGCAAGCCCTCGTGGGACCAGGAGGCCGAGCGGGTCACGCGCTACACGATCTGGACGCGCACCGACTGGACGGTCTACGAGGTCTCGGGCGACGTGACGGGCGCGCCGACGAGCGGCACGCACGCGTTCGGCGCGGTGCCCATCGTATCGTGGCGTGCGGACACGAGCGTCGAGGACAGCGTCAAGGCCAAGAGCGTCAACGCGAACATCGCGCTCGAGTGCCGCAGGCTGTTCAACCTCATCAGCGAGATGGACGAGCACATCCGCTGTCAGGTGTTCGCGCAGCTCGTCTGGCCGGGCGCTGCACCGGCTGCGAACAACACGGGCACGGGCGGCGTCTCGACGGGGCTCGTCATCAGCGACCAGGCCAAGGTGGTGCCGTTCTACCTCGCGCCGCCTGCGAGCATCGCCGCGACGCTCGAGGCGCGCATCGTCGCCACCATCATCGAGATTTATCGCATCAGCGGCGTCGAGTACGCCAAGGCCAGCGGCGTCAACACGAGCGCGCAGAGCAAGGAGGTCGAGTTCGAAAAGACCAACGTCCAGATCGTGTCGCTCGCGCAGGCGGTGGCGCGCGCCGACCGCGACACGCTCATCATCACGGGGCGCGGGCTCAAGATTGCCGAGGACAAGCTGCAGGCCATCGAGTGCACCGCGCACGAGAGCTACGCGGACGCCGCGCTCGGCGACGAGCTCGAGCAGGTGACGCAGGCGCTCTCGCTCGGCATCGGTCGGCAGGCCAAGGTCGAGATGCTGCAGCGGCTCGTCCAGAAGCTGCTGCCCGGCCTTGCGAGCGACACCAAGCAGACCATCGACAGCGAGATCGAGGACGAGGTCGACCAGGCGCAGAAGGACAAGGAGGCGCTGACGGCGCAGCTCACCGAGGGCGGCGCGCCCGACGACGAGCCGCCGCCTGACGAGGAGGACGACGACGAGGAGACGCCGCCCGAGGACAAGGAGGCTGCCTGATGCTTACCGCGAACATACCCCTGGCTGACCTCGACCTGCTCGAGGTGCAGGCGCACGCGTCGCAGAGCGTGACGCATCAGGGTGTGTACTTCTCGGTGCTGGTGCCGGGCGGGACGCTGCTCAAGCTCATCGCGACGCAGCGCGCGGTCGAGCTGTTGCGCGCGCACGCGGGCAGCGCGCACATCATTCGCACGCTGCGCACCGACCGCGACGACTGGGCGTACGACGAGCAGCACTACCTCGAGGAGTTCCCCGGCGAGGCTGCGGCGAACCGCGCTGCGTACGACCTGCTCTTGCTGCTGCTCGAGGAGACGCCATGAGACAGCACAGTCGCGACGACGAGGTCCTGCGCATCGGCTGCGCGTTCGCGCTGGCGGTGTTCGTGCTGGCGTTCGTGGCGTGCCTGCCGTGGATCGACGACCTGGTCAACGAGGTCGAGCAGCTGCAGCGCGAGAGCGAGGAGTCGCGGTGAGACTCGCGCGCCTACGCGTCGAGGTGGTCTGGCACGCCGCGTGGGTCGGCGTGTTCTGGGACGTGGCGCCGGTCGCTGGCCAGCTCGTCATCGTCGAGACGCGCAACGTGCACGGCGTGCTGGTCGAGCGGCTCGTGCACCCGTGGCACCTGCACATCTACCTGTGCCTGATTCCGTTCGTGGCGCTGCACGCCGAGTTCGCGCTCGGGCTGCGGCACGAGAAAGAGAGACCCGAGCCATGACAACCACGCATCTCATCTGGGCCCGCGAGCAGGCCGGCGTGTATCGCTCGCAGCGCCTCGACGGCGAGCGCGTGTCCTACCGCATACTTCAGGCCGGCGCTAGAACACCGGCCCGAAGACGACCGCGGCGAGGCCGCAGCGTTTCCTTCGCAGGAAGCACTGACGCTACTCCATCCGTCGCGATCTGTCGATCCACCGATGGAAGGATGCGAGGAAGTGCAATGTTTCGTGCCAGCATCAGGCGCAACGGCCGGCGCTGGTGGGACGTGCAGCGCATGCGCCTGCGCAGCAAGGGGCGCGTGACGGTCGAGCACGTCGCCGAGGCGCCGTCGCTCGCGTATGCGCGCTTCATGGCTGGATGCGACCTCGTGAGCGGAGCTAGACCATGACGATGACCGACACCGTAGACGCAGACTTCGACCAGCTCGACCACGCGCTGCTCAGCGGGCAGCTCACCACCGACCGGCTCGCCGCGCTGCAGCCGCGCACGCAGTGGACGCGCATCGAGACGCACCCCGAGATACTCGCGCAGCCGTACGTCGTCGCGCTCGGCACGTACCTCGAGCCGCGCAAGGACGGCCTACGCGTCATCGTCACGCTCGACCTGGCGTCCGACGTGGGCGCGGGCGACTGGCTGCACCTGAGCGTCTCGCGCGAGCGCAGGCTGCCGACCTGGGGCGACCTCGTCTCGACGCGCGACATGCTCGGCTACGAGGAGCTGTACTTTCTGCAGCAGCTGCCGCCGCGCAGGTACTGGCTCAACGTGCACCCGTACTGCCTGCACCTGCTGCACAGGCTCGACCAGGACGCTGTGCCGCGCGTGTTCTGGGAGGGGCAGGAGGGCGGCGACGGGAGCAACTACAAGCATGGGAAGGGGGCCGGGCGATGAGGCTGCGCCCCTACCAGCGCAGCGGCATTGCCGCAGTCAACGCATGCTTTGCGCGCGGCACCAAGCGCGTGCTCGCTGTCGCGCCGACAGGCGCCGGCAAGGGCACGATGGCGACTGCGATGATCGTCGACGCCGCCAAGCGCGACGAGCGCGTTTTGTTCGTCGTACACAGCCGAGAGATTGTGCACGACCTGCGCGAGCGCCTCGCCGCGTCAGGCTGCCCGCTGAGCGTCGTGACGACGTCGACAGTGCAGTCGTTGCTGGCGGGTAAGCGCAAGGCGTACGACCTGGTCGTCGTTGACGAGGCGCACCACTACCGCGCTGTCGAGTGGCAGCGCGTCATCGAAGGCACAGGCAAGCGCGCGCGCATGGTCGGTTTCACAGCTACGCCGCAGCGCAGCGACGGAAGGGCAATGGGCAACGTGTTCGGCGAACTGGTTGACGTGGTCAGCTACAGCCAGCTGCTAGCCAGCGGGCACATCGTCCCGTGCCGCGTGTTGATGCCGCCGCGTCCGCTCTCCGGCGCAGTCGCTCTGCACTCAGCCGACGCATATCAGCGCTACGCGAGAGGCACGCCAGCGCTGGTTTTCGAGCGCGACGTAAAGACGGCGCGCTCGAGCCTGGCTGCATTCAACGCTGCAGGCATCTCGGCAGAGCTCATCGTCGACAGCACGAAGAGAGAGCAGCGCGAGGCGGCGTTCGCGCGACTCCGCAGCGGCGCTACCCGCGTGCTGGTCAACGTCTATGTGCTTACGGAAGGCGTCGACCTGCCGTGTGTACAGACGATCGTCCTCGCGCGCGGGTGCGAGCACGCCGGTCCGTACATGCAGATCGTGGGGCGCGCGCTTCGCGCTGCGCCAGGCAAGTCGGGCGCGCTGCTGATCGACCTGGTCGGCGCGAGCTACTTGCACGGCGAGCCAACAGTAGATCGCGAGTACGCATTGATTGCCAGAGAGGGCGTCATTCGCGAAGCTGGCAAGCCGCGCACTGTGCCCGTGTACGTAGAAGACACGCGGCAGGCGCAAGTGCCGCTCGGCCTCGACCTTGTGCCGTTCACTCCTGAGCTGCGCGCAGCGTCGGTTGTCGCGATAGGCAAGCGCACGTCGCGGACCTTTCTACGCGGCTTCGACTGGAGCACGACCAACATCGGGAAAAAGGCAGACCTGATCGTGGCCGACGAAACAGGCTTTCATCTGCGGACGATCGTCCGCGTGCGGCAGCGGCTCGGCATACCGGCGCACAACGCAGTCAACATGGACGAGCTGCAAAGCCATCTCTTCGGCACGATGCCCGACGAGGAGCACGCAAAGATTGTCGGCGCCCGCGTCAGCACGATAAGGCACGAACGTAAAAAGAGAGGCATCCTGGGTTATTCGCGACAGGCCAGAGCGCACGCCCTTGCAGTGTCAGACCCAGACCTCGGCATCGTGGCTGCCGACGTGATTGCAAAGCGTCACGGCATCAGCGTCGCGACCGTGTACAAAGCGCACCAAACGCGCGGCATTCCACTGCCTGCACGAGGGCGTGACTGGCAGTGGGAGAAGCAGCCGCTCGGTCTCGTTGAAGACGAGACGCTAGCCAAGCGGCTTGGATGCTCCAGGTCGCTTGTGGTGCAGGCGCGCGAGAAGCGCGGCATTCCGGTCTACAGACCGGCGTCGAACCGCGTCAGCTGGGACAGCGTTTCTCTTGGCCAAGACTACGACCGTGTCTACGCAGAACAACTCGGCGTGAGCGCGTCCTTGGTGGCGCTAGAGCGCAAGAAGCGAGGCATCCCGCCATTCGACCCTCGCAGACGCCCGCGAAGCGAGGCTGCCGAATGACCAGCAAGCCCAAGCCCAAGGCCAAGCGCCCTCGCCTGCGCGCGCCCGCAGCGCCGCGCGTCGGCCCGACGCCGCTGCAGGTCTACCGCGCCGAGCTCTCGAAGCTGCTCGGCGCAGTGCAGCGCGGCGAGCTCGAGCTCGAGGCGGCGCACGCGCAGCTCGCCAAGAACGTGCTCGCCCAGCTGCCCGAGGCCGTCAAGGGGCGCCGCTCGACGGCGCAGCTCGAGGCAATCTTCGACGCCGAGTTCGCCAAGACCTTCCCCGCACGCGTGCGCATCGTGCGCCAGTCCATCCGCGCCGGCGCAGACGCAGGACCCGCTGCCAGCCAGCAGACGTTCCGCGCCGTGATGGGCGACGAGGTGCTCGATCAGCAGGTACGCGCGACGGCGAGCGCGATGAGCGAGGCTGCAGACCGCATCGCCGGACGCATCACCGTCGACAAGGTGGGGCTGACCAAGCGCATGCGGCGCGTCGACCGCGAGGTCTCGCAGCAGATGGCGACCGAGGTGCAGCGCGGCATCAGGCAGAAGCGCGGCATCCTCGGCGCAGCGCGCAAGATCGAGCGCATCGACCCGCGCGCCGTCGAGCTGCCCCAGTACCTACAAGACCTCGAGGCCGCCGCACGCGCAGGCGACAAGGGCGCCGTCCGCGACATCGCCCGCAGCTACGCAGGGCGCATCGCCAAGCTCGGCGAGGTGCAGACCGACAACACATTCATCGCGAGCAAGTACAGCCTCAAGAGCGCGACCAAGAAGTTCGTGCGCGAGGTGCAGACCGCGAGCGACGCGCAGCTCGACAGCGTCGTCAAGCGCTACGTCAAAGACAAGCTCGCCTACCAGGCCAACCGCATCGCGCGCTCCGAGACGGTCGAGGCGATGCGTCAGAGCTACGTCAAGCAGACTGCCGACAAGCCCGGCGTGGTGTGCTTCGAGTGGCGGCTGAGCAATCGTCACGCGAGCTCGCTGCACGGCGGCTCGAAGATGGACGTCTGCGACATCCTCGCGAACCAGAACGCATACGGGCTCGGGCCAGGGCGCTACCCCGCCGAGCACGTGCCGGCGATGCCTCACCCGAACTGCTGCCCACCTGGCTGTCTGGTCGAGACCAGCGAGGGCAACGTGCCGATCGAGCGCGTCGTGCCGGGCATGCTCGTGCGCACGCACTCGGGCGCGCTACGTCGCGTGCTGCGTCTCAGCGCGCGACCATGGCGCGGCCAGCTCGTCGTAGCGACCATCGGCGACAAGCGCCTGGTAGCGACGCCAGAGCATCCTGTGCTTACGACTCGGGGCTGGCAGACTGCGGAGCAGCTTCAGCCAGGTGACCGGGTCTTTACTCGGGTCGACGCGCAGCACGCGCCAGCCGACGGCTGCGAGGTACTGCTCTTTGGCAACGTCAGCTTGTCGCTTGCGCCCGCTGCGATGCCAGTCGCCAGGGTCGACCTCGACAGCGAGCAGCAGATCGCGGAGGCCAGCGTCGACGTTGTACTTGCCGACAGCCAGCTGCGCGACAGGCAGGTACCCGTCCTCGACGAGTGCAGCGAGCACGCGCGCCTCGTGCGCAGTCGGGACGGCGCGACGCTCTTTGGTGTGAGCCCGCGCGAACAGAGACTCGAACGAGTCGCAGGAGCCACGCCTCGCAGCCTGCGCAGCAGCAGCGCCTGCTCGTCTCGCCCTGGGCGAGCGTCGACTGCTCGCGATGCGCTGCAGCTCGGACAACGGTCGTTTCTCGACGCCGTGCTGCCTGAGCGCAGTGTCTACCATCGCTCGGCCTACGCCGAGCCGCTGTGCGATGGCGAGCGCGCTCAGGCGCTTGTCCGTGTAGAGCGCGACGATGCGTTGATAGCGCGCCTCGCGCTCGAGCTCGCTGCGACTGGGCGATCGTGGCGCCGGTGGCTGCTTAGGCTTGGGCGGCGTGCGCGCGATGTAGTTCGCGCGTTGCTCAGCAAGCGTACGCAGCTCGACGCCGGCCTTGAGCAAGCGTGCACGAATCGTCGGTCCGCTCGCGCCGAGGCGAGCGCCGATCTCCAGGGCAGACAGACGCTCGTCGACGTACAGCCGGACAACCTCGCTGTCGTCGATGCTCTTGAACCTGCGATCGTTTGCGACGCGTCTGTACACTTCTCGCTCTCCATCGTGACGGTGCTCGAGCGCGTCGCCTACGACGGCCCGGTGCACAACTTCGCTGTCGACGTCGATGAGTCGTACGTCGTCGACGGCGTTGTAGCACACAACTGCCTCTGCACGGTGCACGCCGTCATCGACCGCAAGTTCTTCGACCGCCCTGCAGACGAGGATGGCCAGGTGCCCGAGGACATGCAAGACCACGAGTCGCCCGACGCGGCCGGCTGGCTCGCTGCGAACCCGGACAAGGCGCGCGCCATCCTCGGTCCGACGCGGCACGCGCTGCTCGAGAAGGGCCA